ATGTCCTTCAATGACTTCATCTTGAGCACCTTGACGGTTAACTTGTGATGCAGACCAAATCGGGATATTTAACTCGCGTGCTAATCCTTTAGTGCTAGTATAAATATCATCAATTTCTTCTTTACGCTCACGAGACATTCTTTTTGAACGAAGAAGGTCAACATAATCAATAACAATCAAATCAGGTCTAACACCTAAATCTGTACATTTTTGTACGTGGGATTCAACAGTAGATATTGAAGCTTTACCAGGAGGAAAACCCTTAATAATAAGTTGTCCTGGTATCTTAGTCATAACTGCTTCAACTTTATCTTTATGGAATGTAATTTCGTTAGCTGGGATTTGGGTAAAGTAAGCATCAAAACGACGGCCTACATAATCTTCACCTAATTCTAAAGTATAATAAACTACATTAAAACCCATTTTAACAGCATGCCCTGCTATTGCTACTAACGACCAAGATTTACCAGCTCCTGGGCCACCAAACATAAGACCAAAATCTCCATTTCCGAGACCACCCTGAAGTAGTTCATTAAATTCGTTCCATGGAGTTGGTACAGCAATTCGTTGCTCGTTTCGGTAACGTTCTTCAATATCTTTAACATATTCGTGTCCTAAATTTTTGTCTGCTCCGGCTTTTAACGCGGAATCAATGATAGTTCTAATTGAATCATAGTCTTGTGCTTGAAGCAAATCAACGCTGTTTAATAGCGCTTTTTTTAATTGTTGATTTTTACAAAAAGCCGAAAATTCATTTTCAATATATTCAGAATCGGTGTCAATTTGTTTGTAAGCTTCCCTAAGTTGTTCTTTAATTGATACTTTAAGAACATCATTAGTTACTTTTTCATATTCAGATTTTAAAACCTCAGGAGTAGGTGATGTATGATATTTTGAATAATAAGATAAAATATTACTTACAATCCACTTATGGGCTTGGTTTGTAAAATGAGATTCATCTAAAATATCATGTACGTTAATTAAAAACTCTTTATGGTTCAGGAGTGAAGAAATTACCTTCACTTGAAATCCAGGACCATATTTGTCGAGTTCACTTAGTGTCATTATTATAACTGTTTAGGGTTCGAAACTGATTATTAATCCAAAACTCAATGTTTTTTACTAAATGGCGCAAACCATCTTCTTGATATAATCTAAGAAAGGTTTCTACATTTAACAAGGGAGTTTGTTGATCTATTAAATCGCTTACAAAATTCTTTTCTAATTCATCCATCATAGGATTATGTAAATCCATAATACGAGTAGTTTTACGAAGACTATTTTCTTCAAACACTATTCGAGAATATATGATGTTTTCTTTGTGCTTAGAAGCACTAATTTCTAATAATTCCTCTAATGTAAGAGGACGTTCAAGTAATTCAGGGAATAGTTTATCTATTTTTTTAGCACCTAATCCCTTAATACCTGGTACTTTATCTGAAGCATCACCTAAAAGAACTTTATAATGTAAAAAGTTTTCAGGTAATACTTTAAATTTTTCTTTTACACTTTCGGGAGTGTAATAATCTTTTTCAATAGGACGGTATACAGTTACTTTATCGTTTACTAATTGGATAAAATCTTTATCGCTCGAAACTATAAAACACTGTGAGTTATATTTAGCTGGTAGCTCTTTAACTAAGTAAGCGATAATATCGTCTGCTTCAACTTTATCAAGTGCTACAGTTTTAACCGGTAAACATTTTAGGTACTGAATAAGACGAACGATTTGATCTACTTTAGCATCGTGTTCATCATCTACCGTATCAAAAATATCCCAGTTTGTAATTCGAGAAACGTGTCTACCAGATTTGTACTCGGGAAGAAGGTTCTTACGGTTAGTAGCGGAACCTTCTCCGTCGAATACTACATAGACTGATGTAGGTTGAATAGCGTTTATCAAAGTTCCTAGTGAGCGAACAAAACCACCTAAACCTCCAACATGAACGCCGTGCTCATTAACAATATTGAGCATAGCAAAGTTTCGAAAAAATAGATTTAGACCATCAATAAGCAAAACTCTATCATGTGGAGAGGATATCGTATCATTCTCCTCAACTACATTGTTTAGGAGTTTTAATAAATCACTATTTGCCATAATCAATCTGGTTCTTGAGTAAATTCTTGTGCTGGCTCGAAGGTATCAACCTCCTCTACGATAGCAAAATCTCCTCCACCTAGAATGCGACTCCATTCTTTCGCATGTGCGTCTTTATAGTCTTTAAGAGCCTTATCGGTATCATCAATAAACCCGTGTGGTGTCATGATAATCTTACCTTTTGTGGTAATACCGTTGATGTGATTTTTGTCAATCTGGATGTTAGTACGCTTAGCAAATTCTACTTGCTTACCATCCTTAATTGCTTTAATTTTGTTTGTACCAGCATTTGCAATATTACCAAAGGTGATTACAAAAGTAGCATCAAACCACATCGCAAAACCACCCTTGTTCATCAACTTGGGTTGACCCATAGGCATTTCTGGTTTAGCGGTCCACACTTTGTTGATACAAACCAGAGTATTAGTGTACTTTGAAGATTCTTTACGTGATAAAGTGATCTTTTGGTTTACACCATTACCAAACTGAGTTGACATTGCACCTGCGTTCCACTCGTTGTTGTTCTTTTTAGATGTGATTGATAGTTCACAAGGTACAGAACCGATAGAGTCCCACAAGAACATCAAATCATAAGGTAGATTACCTTTTTTCTGCTCATCAAGCAAATCCAAAATGAATGCTGCTACATCTTCGATAGTATGGATAGTCTCGCGGTCGGCATATAGGAAAAATCCTCTATAATCTAGAATTTCTCCAGTTTCCTCATCTACTACCTCTTCGATTTGCAGACCCATTTGAGTGGCGTGTTCCCAGTTCCATTTCATCTCGGTGATGATAAAAACTGGTAGAATGCCTGCTTTCTGAGCGTTAACTGCTGCCTCGATAAGTGCGGTTGTTTTACCTGTATCACTGTGACCTCGAAGAAGAACAATGTGGCCGGTAGGAATACCGGGCACACTTGTTACTTCTTGAAACGCAGGTGAAAGTGGTACCCATTGTTGCGGTTTGAATTTAACCGAACCGGCTAGTCCTTTCTTATCTTTAAATTTCTCAAGATTGAAACCAGCCTTGATTTCAGCAGACACTGCTGCTGTTAGTGATTCACTACGTTTTTTAGCCATTATATCTGTTCAATTACTTTTCCCAAGGTAAATCACCTGCTTCTTCGTCATCGAACAAACTATCAAACTTATCAAGTTTGCTTTGTTTTACAGCAACATTTGAGGTATTCAATGAATAGTTGGTTTGAGGAGTTGATTGAATTTCAGGTTCTTTCTCGTCATCAACAATACTACCTTCTTCAGCTTCTGGAGACAACCACGATTGAAGTGCTTCTTTCATTTCTTCAAATGAAACACGCTTAAATACATCAATTGGGTTAACTTGATCTTCCAACCACTTTTCTACGTGATCACCCTCACCTGCTGAGGTGTTTTTCATAGAAGGAGAAGCTGTAGTACGGTTGTAAGGTGTACCTGTAACTTCAGGACCTTCAGTATTCAACTTGATATCACGACCATTTACAATGTCAGTGTAATCACCTACTTCTTCGTCCATAGCCATTTGCAAGAATGAAGAATACAATTCTTTACCGAACTGCCACAATTTAACTCCTTCACCCTCCATACCACGAACAACTACAGGAGCAAAATAACGAACTTTTGGTTCAAGCTTTTTAGCCAATTTCCAGTTTTCGGGATTATCGGTTTTACGGAGTTGCTTAGCAAACTCTACAATAGGATCTTTCTCACCCCAGTTAATAGGAGAGATCATTACGGGCTTACCAATGCCGTAGTGGAAATACAACTCGCTGAATGGGGTTGATTTGTTGAATTTTGAGGGAACAATACGAATTGTTTGTTTACCTACTGATGGTTTCCAAAACAATGATTTCTCACTGTTGCCACCTTTATTAGAAGCTGGTTTTGACAGGGCTTCTAGTCGCTGTTTGATTACGTCTAAATCCATAATATAACTAATTTGTTTAACAACTAAATATACAAAACATCTTGGGGGTATCCAAGTTACAGTTCAATGATCTCGTGAATTTTGGTTTTTAATTCTTTCAATTCATTTTGTTGGGTGAGTAGGATAGTATTTCTGTAATGCATCCAATCAATTTTAAATCTTGGATCTACTACCCCACCATTTAAGCTTTTAATAAGCTCATTTAACGCATTAATGGTATAAAGCGTGTTAGTATCTTTTTTACGATGTACTAAAATCGTATTTTCTGGGATGCTAGCTACATTAGCTTGTTCCACATTATAAGTTACCACGTATTCGTTGTTGTTTTTAATCTCCAACACGAACATCTTGTTGTACATTATAGTGTATTTGCGGGTAAGGTCTCTTACCAAATCATCCAACGCATCCAACGTTGTAAATGTGCAAAATAACTTATTATTCAAATCTTTTATATTTATGGGGTTTTCGTAATCGTACTCTGTACCATAAATATAAGAGGGTAACTCAAAAGTCGTAAGTGTCTCCATGTTTAACCTTTATATGTAACTTTAATTTATCAAAAACTTGTTTAATTTCATTCAATACGTCCTGCTCTTGAGTATCTACATCAAATAAGAACGCATCGTATGTGTATAAAACCAATTTAGTATTTTTATTTTTTAACAACTTCAATATACGATATAGAATTTTAATATTCACGCTTGTTTCCATGTTTTGTAAAACATAGTTAAACAGCTTTTGAGGGTTCATATTCTCTAATTTGTCTTGCTCAAACACGTGGTTAGAGATAGAACATATAAGTTTTCCCTCGGTTTTGTATTTTTCCCAGTTCGTACGTATATACTCGCTTGTAAGTTTAAAAAATTCTAAATCTTTATATTGCTCAAAAACTCCTCCGTATAATTGCTTAAACGTTAATTCTTTAGCCGTTTTGTAATCTGTTTTATACATTTCCGCAAACGAAGCGTGAACGTCCGTATCACCAAAATCATAATCAACCAAGGTAGCAACAAGAGTAGGGTGATAAGCGGAAATATCAATCTCAACAAATACATCATTTCGCGGGATGAAGGCTTTTCGGACCCCGCTGTCGTGCGGTAAAGCTGCAAAATTAATGCCCCCAAATCGATTCGATGGTCGAGTGGTGAGTGTTTTAAAATTGTACTGTGTATACGTGTATTCTTCTTCGGTTTGTGGAAAATGTTTATTGAACTCATCTTTATTTATTTTGATTCCGTTTCTTTCTATAGCATTGAACACCAACGTAGCCATGTCATTATAGAACGGGTTTACCGCGGAATTAACGCGGTGCTCTAAATCGTCATACATTTGCTCGCAAACCTCATAATGTTTAGTAATCGGTACGAGTTGATTAACTGTTAGTAGGTTTGGGTAACGCTCATACAAAAATTTATGGGCAGTTGTTTGAGGTAGTATATACGGAGGAAGGGTGAGGGTGATGTCTACAAGCTGCTTTAAAGTT